ATCAACGCAGAGTACTCCGGTCCCATCGTGCTAACTTGGCACTCCTCAATTTATCGGCAGTCTGGGTCACGAATGCCCAGCTGACGATTGTCAGGCGTAATGCATCTTAGGTCACTATCCCAAGAGCAGTCCATGTTATCCCGCATCTCAAGCGTCCCGTAGGCGACACTAGATCTTCCAAGGGGCTTGCCATTCCTTATTAGGGAATAGCTTTCGCAACTTAGGATTCACATCCCAAGGTGCGACTCCCTCACCAGCTAGCACAATCCTATCCTCTCCGGATACGGAAGGTGCCAGTGATGGGCGAATCCCCCCGGCGGGTCGAGACCTAGGTCTTCCCGCTCGCTCCCTCCAACGCTCCCACAACTTGTACAGATCTGATGCTGGAAAGCGAACCTTATCGGTTCGCTCGAACACCAGCTCATCAGATACCTTCGGTATCTGCGCCATCGATGTTTCCACCGATGACACTATCTGACTAAAGATAGCAGAGTTCTGTCGTGGGTTGAAGGACACGTTAAGTGAAGTAAGATGCTGGATGGTCTTTTGAGACTTCTCGATGGACTCTTGAGCTTTTAGAAGCTTACGATTCCATTGGGCATTCAAATGGGCTCCAGTTGGTGCCATGCTCTCGTCCACCCAGTCCCTAATGGACTGGGGCGAACGCTCGTACCGGTCGAAGAAGTACTCACGTATGAGTACCTCGATACGGTCAGACCAAGTTCGTAAGAACTCGGACTGCAGAGCGGTTCCCCATGGTGTGAACCATGAGGACTCTGTCACCACCTGAACTCCAAGAGAAGGACCATCTTGGCACAACCAATCCAACCAGTTCCCCCTCGCCCAAGGGGAGCCTGAATTAGGATGGGTCATCGCGACAAACATAATCTGTAATCGCTTGGACATGACTTTCCAAGCGTTACCGACTCTGGATGCCGCCCGCCAAGAGGCTCCATAGGCCATCGATAATGATGAACAAGATAACTTCACGCCCTGACCAGTCAACCGAGCGACAACCGCTACGGCTGTTGAAACATTCTGTTGACTGACAGACCAGAGGTTCCAAGGAAGACCCGACACGTCCTCCCCATTGAAGTAGACCCTCTTAGCAAATTCCAGCGTCTTCCCAGACGCGATGAGGGATTTTGCTAACGAGATATCTACTCCAATCTCATTCATAATCATCCGATATTGACTAGCAACCGCGTCACTAGCGATGACTATGTCATCTCCCAATACCGCATAATCTCGAAACCACCCTTTTCCACCGCATCGTCGGAAGGCGAACTGGACGAGACAATGGTGCGTAATAGCCAGCATCGCCCACGATGAGTAAGCCCCCATGGGCTGACCCACCGCGTAGCGATAACCTAAGGCCTTTCGGGCCAAAAGGTCTTTTGCTCCTTTCGAAGACGTTACCGCCTTCGACCAGTGTTCCATGTAATTGGCCCACTGGGCCTTGTCCCTACCACGCCGTCTCGATGGTGACCGAAGTCGCTCATCAAGATGGTATGGCCGGGCGACGAGTAGTTCTCGCCAGGCAAG